CGAGCCGTGGGTGAGCGCATAGCGCCGTGCCCGCTGCACCTTGGAGTCGCGCCGGTCCTCAAGGAGTATCAAAGAAACTGGTCGCCTTGGCGCGTGCGGTGCGCCGTCAACAACATCGGCTGTTGGGCGGGGCCGCTCAGTGCTACCGCCGACGAGGCCATCGCCGCGTGGAACGCGCAGATGCCGCTACCACTGACGCTGCTCGCAACGCATGTGCTGGTCGAGAAGGACTCGCACGAGCGCGTTGCGGCGGTGATACGGGCGGTGTATGGATGGGAACACGCGGGCGAAGATGTGCCGGTGGAGGCGTCATGGATGGCCGTCAGTAGGGCCCTCGCCGCCCTCACGCCCGAGGACTTGGCGCGCTTCGGGATTGTGGAGGGCAAGTGACGGACCACATCTGCTACGAGAGCGATGTCTGCCCGTGTCGCGGGGATGCGCTTGAGCCGGACGAGTCGTGTCCGATTCATGGGCGCGGCGAGTGGCCACCGCGCTGCGCTCAGTGCGGACGACTGATGCCGTGGCTGCGTGAGAATCCTGCCATGACCGAACCAGCGAGCCGCGAGCGCGTGCTGTTCGTGCTGGCGGGCAACCACGCGCAGGCGGAGTACCACGCACGCGACGCAGGGTTGAAGCCGAGCCAGTGGCACTACCTGTTCGACGCGACGCCGCTGCTCGGAACACGCAAGCCGCGCGTCTGGATGGTCGGACATTGGAGCGAGCACCCCGGCGTGGCCGAGATCAGGCGCGAGATGCGAGCACGCGACGCAATCAACATGACCGTGGCGATGGTGCAGGCGCTCGATGGGGAGACGCGGTGAACACGCCCGCGTGGCTCTGGTGGCTCGCCCCGCTCGTCTACTTCGTCGGCTGCTTCTCGATCCTGATCGCGTATCGCGAGGGCGCGAGCCGCCGCTTCTGGGTCTTCGCCGCCCTCTGGGCAATCGGCCTGATCGGGATGCTCACGCTGCCCGCTCCGTCGCACGGCGCCGAGCGCACCTACACGCTCACCGTGCCCCGCGTCGGAAGCCGCAACCGCTGCGCCGAGGCCGAGACGCTCTACACGATCGACAGCGTGCGGGTCTTGCGCTACCGGCGACAGGCGCACCCGTTCGCGAGTGCACCGTGGATCGCGATCCAGCAGCAGCGCCCGGCGATCATGTACCAAGCCGCGTGTCGCGCGGGCGACGCGCTTTCGATCACGGTGTCGCTGGCGGACACCGGCTGGGTGAACGAGTTCACGGTCCACAACTGGATCACGACTCTGGACGGTCGCGTCTTCGGAGCGTGGGGTGATGCCTGTGGCGCGACAGTGAAGGCGTGGTGAAAACGTAGGAGGTGCATCATGGTCGGCTGTGGCGAGGAATGGTGTTACTACCCGTGGGACGCGCTGATGGGCTACATCGTCCTGAAGCTCGCGATGTACGGGCGCGATGGCATGTCGGCCGGCGTGCCGTATAACCCGGTGTGTGGCGGATGATCGGCGCCTTGCTGTTGGCGGGCTCGCTGTACGTGACGCCGGTCTTGTGTCCGGCCGATCAGAACGACCCGCCGTGGCGCCCGATCACCTGCTACATTCTGTCGCGGCTGGGTGAACCCGACGACCGGATCAGGCTGTACGAGGGGGAGCCGGTGGAAGGGAACACCGAGTCGTAGCGAAGCGGAACGAGCGGCGTCGTGTGGGGACGGCGCCGCTCTAATTTTGCCGCCGAAGGGGGGTGATCCCCACGTTCGAGACGCTGCTTATCGACCTTCTCTGGTGGATCCGCCGCTAGTACAGGACGGAGACGGCGGCGCGGCAGGACGCTGCGCCGCCTGTTTATTCTCGGGGTTCGACCATGACTGGAAGTCGACGCGGCAACATCACCTGCGAAGTCTGCGGCGGGTCTTGCCGGCACCACAACTCGATCATCGTCGGCCGCAAGCGCTCGGGCTCGCCGCGCCTCGTGTGTGGCAACCGCAAGTGCCGGATCCGTTGGCGCGTGTTCGGCGACGACATCCGTGCGATGTGGCCCGAGACGCGCGCTACTTCTTCCCGTCCGTCAGGCCCCGGATCGTCGCGTCCTTCGAGCGGCTGCTGACACTGGAGCCGAAGTAGTAGCCCAAGACCATGTCGGCCTTCGCACTCGCGTAGCCGATGACGGTGCCGGTCAGGCCGATCGCCGCCGCCTCCTTGATGTTCGTCGCCCTCCCCGAGAGCACGTACCAGATCACGGCGATGAACGCGGAGATCGTCAGGAACGCCAACACCCGCGGCGTCCAGTCGTGCGTCTCCACCTCGCGCTTGCGGGCGTCCGCGCGATCGGCGGCGTCGACCTTCTCCAAGTCGATGTCGAGCGCCTTCATGTCGCGCGCGAACTGGTTGTCGGCCGCCTTGATCGCGATGAGATCCCCCGCGGTGAGCGAGGCGACCTTCTTCTCCAAGGCGGCCGGGTCGGAGGTGTCGAGCTTCAACGCCTTCGCGAGTGCGTCGATCGCGATGCCGCCCACCGGGCCACCGATCGCGCGTGCGATGGTGGGTGCGACCCCGGCGATCGCTTTCTTCCAGTCCATCTAGTTGTACCCCGTCATGCGTTCGAGCCGGGCGAGCCGCTCCCGGAGGTAGGCGTTCTCGGTCTTGATCTGGTTGATCTGGCTTCGCAGGTCCGCCCAGCTTCCGACGATCAGGGCGATCAGAGAGATGCCCCAGACGATCTGCTGCCACGTCAGGCGGATGCGGCCGTTGGTCTCGCTCACGCGATCAAGTCCTCGATCTGGGCACAGGCCCGGTTGAGCCACCCGTTCAGGAACTTCGCCTGCGTCGGATCCTTCGCGACGATCTTGCCGAAGTAGCGCACCCGTTGCGTGCAGACGTGCACGGACAAGATCGTCCCGTCGAAGCCTTCGAGCGCGGCGAGTGTGACGGGCCCGATTTCGCCATCGTCCTCGACGCCGATCGCGCGCTGCAAGAACTTGATCGCGGCGTGCTCGCCATGATGCACGGCGGCGTCGAACACGGTGGCGCGCAGTGCCTCGTCCTCGATGTCGGCGATGTTGGTGACGTCCATGAACCATTCGTAGATCACCCCCGCTCGCTCGCGGGTAAGCCCCTCGATCTCGTCGACACTGACGGGGCGCTTCTCGTAGCGTTCGAGAAAGGGCTTGGTGATGCCCCAGTTGGTGAAACCCCCGCGGTCTTGTGGATCGTCGACGCTCCCGCCTTCACGTTCCAACACGGCCTCGATGATCGGGTCCAAATCCGTTTCCTTTCAGTCGTCCGGGAGCCGGCCCACGTCCTTGTGTTGCCTTCCGCTGGCAACCGGCTCCCGGTTATCCGTCGTAGGTCGCCATCCGAACGCCGAACAGCGCCGGGATCGACATCAACGCCCCCGTTGGCCCCTGCTCCTGCATCACGTCGTAGATGTCCTGCATCATCAGCGGGATGAAGCGGTCCGCCACCCACGCCGGGACCGCGGTGTCCTGCCCGCCGTAGGTCAAGGGCTGATCGAGCGGCATCCCCTTGAAGTCCTTGCCGCGCAGGAGATCCAACGCGAAGCCCGCCGCCGGGCTCGCCTTGCCTTGGCCGAAGCGCGCGAGGTAGTCGAGCCGGCTCCCGGAGTCGGGGCCGCCCGCGAACGGCATCATGTTGGCCGCCAACCGCGCGTACTGCGTGAAGCCGCCGAAGATGTCGTAGCGCGTGTTGCCGACCTTGATGCGGCCGAAGTCGGTCGCCTTGGGATCCGCCTCGACTTCGGCACCGGCCGCCTTCGCGAGCCCCAACAGCGTGCCGCCCGCGGTCGCCATGCCGAGCACGGAGCGCAGCGCCTGCTTTCTGACCACCGGGTTCTGGTGGACGTAGAGGCCGGGGTTCAAGAGCCGCACGCGCGACATCATCAGGCGCGGCGAGAAGAAGCCGGCGTTCAGGAGATCGGCGTGCCGCGACAGGTCGATCTTCGCGTCCTTGCCCAGCGGAATCTGGAGCTTGCCGCGGCCGGTCGCGTCGTTGACGAAGTCCGCCACCTGCCGGGTGAAGACCAGCCCCTCGTCGCCCGACAGATTGATGCCGCTGGCGCGCCCCTCGCGGATCATCTTGTCGAAGACGTCGGCGCGCATCTTGTTCAGGAACGCGACGTAGGCCCGGTTGGAAGCCGCGACGCCGGGGATCTTCTCGGCGAAGCTGGACGCAAAGGCTTCCTCGCGGTCCGACAGGATGTGGCCCATATCGGTGAGCCCGAGCCCCGAGCGGCGCATCAGCAGGTAGGTGGGGCGATTGACGATCTGGTTCGCGAGTTCGTCGAATGCCTTCGGCGACACGGCCGACTTGAACATGCTGCCCAGCGCCTTCACGAACTCCTTCGGGTTGCCGGCCGCAGCGTACAAGCCCTGATTGAGCGGCGCCGAGAGGTCGTAGGAGGTGATGAAGCTGCGCCAGCCGCCGAGCGTCTGCAACGCGATGTCGCCGAGCTTCGCGAGATCACCCCGCTTATCGAGCACTTCCTTCACGAACGCGTCGCCGAAGACGGCGCGCAGCTTCTTCAGTTCGTCGGTGGTCGGGAGCTTCCCCGAGAACATCGAGGTCAAGCCCCGCTCCGCAGTCATCCGCTCGAAGAAGTCGATCTTCTTCGAGGTGTAGATCATGTTGTGCAAGGCATCCATGTCCGCCTGCGGAATGACATCGTGGAGCGCCTCGAAGTCGAGCGCGGTCATCTCGCCCGCCATCGCCGCCTTCTGCTGGCGAAAACCCGCGGCACCCCCACCGCCTTCGGGCCGGCGCGCAGCACCCGCCGCCGCACGACGCCCGCGCTCCGCACGGATCAGCGCCTTCTGGCGGTTGATGATGCGCGGCGCCTTACGCAGCGCCTGCAAGACGCGCTCGACCGGGCCGGCGTCGGCCCCAAGCGCGGTCGCGACTTCCGCTCGCGCCGAATTGGCGACCGACTCCGGCACCGGACGACCGGCCGCGATGTGGCGCTCGATGTCGTCCATCGCGGAGGGGATCTTCTCGGGCGGCTTGAAGCCGGCCGCCTCTTGGGCAGCGGGCGCCTTCTTGCCGGGCGGGGTGAACTCGCCGGGCTTCTCCACACCCTTCAGGCGCCCCGCCTTCTCGGGCGGAACGAACGCCCCGGGCTCGGGTGCCTGCCCGCCGGCCACCACCTGCGGCGCGACAGGCTCGGTCTCCAAGGGGGTGACTTCGACGGCGTTTGCGTCCGGGGGAAGACGCCGGAAATTGGGAACCCCGACATCACCGGGCGTTGTACCGCTCCGGAGGGCGGGATCGTTTTCGTTGAAGAACTGCTTGGTAGCCGGATCCCAGAAGCCTGACTCGACGTCGGGCGCGGCTGCGCCGCCGCGGATCCCCGGACTCACCCCGGTCTTCAGTTCCGAGGGCAGCCCCTCGAAGATCTCGCCGTGGTTGCCGCCGGTGAAGACGCGCCCGCCGGCACGGATCGCGGCCTGAAGTGGCCGTCGCTTGCTGGGCGGCAGTGGCTCCAAGGCGGCACGCCCCGCCGCCATCTCGATCGAACCGGGCTCGGGGGGCACGCCGAAGTCGGCCGGAGTAGCCCGGATCGTCGGCTCCAAGCCCACCATCCCCGGCTCGGGGGCCAGCCCACCCTCGCGGGTCGGCTTGATCGGTGCCGGCTCCATCGGGATGTCGTGCACGTTGGGCTCTGGTGCGATCGGGGTACGGGGCAGCGTCCCGCCGCTCTCCAAGAGGTCGGCCATCCGCTCGACCTCGGCCTTGGTCGGTGTCCCACCGGTGCGCTCGATCTCCAGCTTCGCGAGCCGCCGCGCGGTCGCGCGGTTCGCCCCCGCGGGCAAGCGCACCACCCCCGGCTCGGGCGGAGGCACCGCCGCGGCGTCCAGTTCCTGAGAGGTCCGAACGAGGTCGGCGATCTGCTTCACGTTCTTCGGGCTCGCCACCCGACCCGCCGACTCCAACTCCAACTCCGTCAACCGCTTCGTCAGCCGGCTCTGGATCAGCGCCTTGATCCGGGTGGCCGCCGGGCCGAGCAGCTTGCCGGCGGCCTGCCCGGCGAAGTCGCCTGCGGGGCCAGCGATGCCCCCTACGGCCGCGTTCGGGAGCGCTCCGACCAGAGGGTTGCGCTGGTCGGCGATGTCGCTCACAGCGCCCGCCACGACGTTCTGGGCGGCGTTGCGCCCCACACTCTCCAAGAGCTTGTTGCCGACCGCGAACGGGAGCTTCAGCCCCGAGGTGGCGACCCCGCCGACCAAGGCTTCCAAGGGGTTGCCGATCGGGTTCGCCTCGATCGGCTCGTCGGGCTTGCCGGAATAGGGGCGGGGGCTCTGTGGGTAGCTGGCCGCCGGCACCGGTGCCGGCGCGGGCGCCCCGTAGCGCGCCGCGAACGCCTCGTCCACCGAGCGCTTGGGCTTCACGTCCGTCGAGTCGCCCATGATGCGCTTCACGTACTGCTGGGTCTCGGGGATGTCGGGGATCCCGCCCGCGCGATCGACCGCGGTGGGGCCGGCGTTGTAGGCCGCCAGCGCCAAGTCGTAGCTCCCGAAGCGATCGAGTTGCTGCTTCAGGTAGCGCGCCGAGCCGTCGAGGTTCTCCAACGGGTTGGTGGGATCGACACCCAGTTCGCGTGCGGTGTCGGGCATTAGCTGCCCGAGACCGATCGCTCCCTTCTTGCTCACTGCCGCCGTGTCACCCGCCGACTCCTGCCGGATGAGGCGCAGGAACACCCTCTCGTCGATCCCGTGCTTCGCCGCTGCCGCCCGCGCGCTGTCCTCGATCGAGACCCCGGGCAGCTTCTTCTTAGGCGCTGCCGGCTTCGCCCCGCCGTAGCGTGCGGCGAACACCTCGTCGACGCTGCGCGCCATCACTCATACCACGGGCGCGCGACCTCGCGCGCCGCTTCGCCCACGCGCTTGCGCGCTTCCTCGTCGATCACCCAGTCGCCGTTGACCTTCTTCTTCACCCGCTCCCCGGTCAGGGCATACCGAAGCTCGTTCGGGGTCTGCTTGAAGTGCGGGTGATACATGCGCTCCAAGCGGTCCATCATCTTCTCGGGATCGTCCTCGCCCGCCCAGCGGGTCGTCGCCAAGTCCATCACCAGATTGAGCGCCGCGTTCTTGCTGGTGGTGTCGCCCTTCTTCGCCATGTCCATGCGGCGCGTCATCTCGCGCATCGCGAAGGGGCGCAGGGTGAAGCCTGAGTTCGGATCAATCCCCTGTCGCACGAGGGCCGCACGCTCGGCCGGGTTCTTCTCCGCCTTGGTGGTCGCCGTCATGCGCTGCTGGGCACCGGTTGCCGCGATCTGGGCGAGCTTGTTGGCCTGCTCGGTATCCTGATCGTGCAGTTCCTGCGTGCGCTTCTGGTCGGCCTTCTTGGTCGCGGCTTCTTCGTTACGCAGCCGGTCCATTTCCTCGATCGCCTTCGTCACCTTGTCGTGCGCCTGCCGGGACTTCAGTTCCAGTTCCGCGTTGCCGAGTTCGCGCGCCATCCGCGCCTTCTGCTCGTGCAGATCGCCCATCGCGATCAGGTTCTGCCGGCGCGTTTCCATCAGATCGCTCTGGGCCGCGAGCCCGCGCGTGCGAGCCCCCTGTGCGTAGTCGGGGTTACCGCCGAGCACAGAAGCCGCGTTCGAGAACAGTTGCGGAACGAAGTTGTTCGCCTGCGGGGGCGGCGCACCAGCCGCCGCTTGGAACTGCCCTTGTGCCGCCTGCGCCTGCGCGTCGGCCTCGGCCGCCTGCTGCGAGACCGCGTCGATCTGCGCCTGCTCCTGCGCCTGCGCCGCGGTCAGGGCGCCTTCGGGCGTCAGCGTGCCCATCAGCGGACCCAAGGCCGCGAACAGTTCGGGGTTGATGCCCTGCGGGATCGGCATTGGCCTAGCTATTCCCGAAGATGCTGGCCCAGTTGCCCCCCTTGCCGGCGAGGTACTTCTGGAGCAGCGGGCCGAACGCGTCGAGTCCGCCCGCGAACTGCTGCTGCGTCGCCGAGGGCTGGCCGCCGGTCTGCTGGAGCGTGCGAAGCTGATCCTGCAACGTCTGCTGCGCCTGCTGCGTCCCGGCGTTGTACGCACTCGTCTTCAGTTGGCCGAGTTGGCTGCCGACGATGCTCGGGGTGAGCGAGGACAGGATCGCGCCGGTGCCGCTCGTCCCGATGCCGCGCGCGCCGAGTTCGCGCGAGAGTTGCCCGGCGCCGGCATTCGCACCGGCGGCGATCGTCCCCTGCGCCTGCGCGTAGGCCGGACTCGCGAGGTTCTGCTGATAGAACTGGTTCTGCATCGCCGCCTGATTCTTCGGCGCCAGCAGTTCCATCATCTTCTTCTGGAGTTCCTTCTGCGGATCCTTGCCGAACAGGTGTTGCAGTAGGCCGGGGGCTCCCGACATGAGTGCGGCCATCAGTAGCGGTCCCATCGGACCGAGGGCGAGACTGCCGGCACCCGCGGCAGCGCCCGCTCCAGTTCCCATTCCGGGCGGCGTGAACATGGCGTCCCTCCTTGGACGGATCAAACGATAGCAGGCGTACTAGCCGAGGTACAGAACTCTCACGTTGAGCGAATAGCGGCTGGTGGTCTGGGTGACGACGTTGGTCTGGTAGGAGATTTCGTTGGCGTTGCGCTGGACGACGAACGAGCCGCTGTCGAAGCCGACCGCCGCCAAGGTCAGGACCGCGCCCACCGGGGCTTGAGCACCGTTGACGTCGGTGTAGTTCACCTGAAACTGGACCGAGACGTCCGTCACGTTGGCGGTCGTCACGGTCAGGTAGTAGGTGATGAGGTAGGCGCCGGTCAGTGCCCCGTTCGTCAGGTTGGTCGCCCCCACCGCGGCGGCCAAGCCGGCCGAGTCCACCTTGCCGAGAGCACCCGCCGCCACCGCGGGTGGATCGTCGCCCACCACCGGCAGGCTGCCCGTCATGTTGAGCGTCGTCCACGTCTTCGCCGCGGTCGCACTGCTGATGACGATCGCGTTGTTCCCGGCGAAGGCCCCCGAGAGGACGAAGCGCAGCTTCTTGGTCTGCGTCGTGTTGTCCTCGAACGCGACGCCCGTGCTTGTGTTGAGCGAGCGCAGCGTGTTGCTGCTCGTCGTAAAGGTTTTGTTGGAGATGAATTGAACGGCGGCGGCCAGAACGAGTTCGCCAGCGCCATCAGGCAGCAGTATCACCCGGTCGGTGGTGAGCCCGCCGCTGGCAAGTGACACCTCCGACTTGAAGCCGCTCGCGATGTCGTGAAACGCAAACCCGTTGAGGCCCGTGTAAATCGCGGCGTTATCCCAGATTTCTACCAAGAGGGCGTGGTCGTCCTGTACCGTATTGATGAAGCTCGCGTGCCCGTCGAAGCTCGCCGGCCCGCTCACGTCCACCGCCGGAGTCGCCGCATCGCCCACCACCGTCAGCCACGACGAGAGCGACACGTCGCCGGTGCCGAGCCCGAGCTTCGCCGCGTTATCGACGATCGAGGTGACGACCGAGCCGCCCGCGGTGTCGAGGTTCACGAGGTTGGTCGGGGGGACGGCCGCCACTTCAAGCTCGACCCACGACACCTCGAAGCAGTCGTTGTTGGTCCCGGTGAAGCCCGTCCCGCTCAGAAAGATGGTCAGGAGCGAGTAGCTCGTCAGGTTCGTAAGCTCGCCGGCCGACAACACGTGGCTGATGGTCTGGAAGCTGGTCCCGACCACGTTGCCGGTAGACGAAACCACCGACACGCTGTTCGACTGAAGCTCGTAGTTGAAGGTGGGGTCGGGGTTCGCACTGCCGAACTCGGCGCGACGCACGCGAATCCGCAGCGTGTGCGTATCGCTCGCCGATTGTGCGGCGCCGACCGTCAGCGTCAGCGAACAGAGCGACGAGCAGTTGCCCACCCCCTGCGAGATGTAGTCGGCGTCGTTGGCCGCGACCTCGTCGATATAGCTGAACAGGTTGGGGAAGCCCCCGGCGTCCTGTCCGAGCCACGAGCCGGCGGTGGTATCGCTGACCGGGCGGAAGAACACCGGCGCATAGGCTTGCGCCACTTCCAAGGCGGCGGCCGGCGAGAGCTTGTAGATCCCGAGCCGGTTGTTCGCCTCGTCGAACTCGCTGAAGTCGCCGAGGAAGATGCTGCCGCGCGTCGTGTCCGCGGTGCTATGCAGCGTCAGGTCGTCGCCCGGGCCGGTGCCGCCGTGGCCGACCTGCGGGGTGGCCCGCCCCGGGAGGAAGAAGAAGTCCGAGGTGTCGATGCTCCCGGGGAGCGGGTTGCCGGAGCCGTCCGGCACCTCGCCGTTCTGCACGCGCGCCACCCCGCGCGAGAGATCGCGGAGGAAGTAGTCGATCGTCGCCAAGCTGCGGCGGATCATCGGATCGTCGATCCGCGAGAACGGAACGCCGGTGTAGTCGCGCACTAGCGCCCCGAGTCTTCGAGCCCGAAGTCGGAACCGTCCAAGATCAGGAACTCGGTCGAGAACGCGGACGCCGTCGCCACCATCGAGATCGTCGCACCTTCGAGCATCTGGTGGAGCGTGCCCGCCTTGTGCAAGCTCGACCCTTGAAGGACAACCGTCTTCGAGCCCTTCGTCACCTCGCCCGTGTCGTTCGTCTTGCTCGCCTTCACCGTGTACGTCGCGGTGGTCGTCGCTGCGGTGTAGCCGTGCGCGTGCGCGTAGACCTCGTCCAGCATCCACTCCTTGCTGAAGCCCGCCAAGTACATGCGGCGCGTCGTGTACTGGATACGGGGGTCCAAGGCGGGCATGTCGGTGCCCGTCTCAAGGAACACCTTCCCTGCCCCGCCTGCGGTGTCCGCGCCCCCGTATCCGAGATACGTCGAGACCGCGCCCGTGCTGCGCTGGACACACCACGCCGATTCCAACGAGCCCTTCACGCCGCCGATGTCGTTTCGCATGTGGATCAGGCCGCACACCTTCGGCCGCCCGTTCACCCAATGGCCCTCGCCGTAGGAGAGCGGCAGGCACAGGTAGTGCTCGGCGCCGAAGTTGTCGGGGTTGTAGAAATAGTAGAGCAGCAGGCAGCGATCGCGATCGTTCACCAACGCAATCGGCAGGCTGTTCGAGGACATCAAGCGCCGCCAGTCGAGCCCATCGGTGTAGGTCTCGAAGTTGAAGGCTTCCGTCCCGTGGATCCCGTGGTGCGAGACGAACGCCGCGACGTCGGTCCCCCCACCCGGCGAGAACACCGCGACGCACATCGGATCGAGCGCCCCGTAGGTGCTCGCGATCGACTTGATCGCCTTGCCGCGATCGAAGCTGGCGTCGCGCTCGCTCGGCAGGTAGTTCACGCGCCACGTCGAAGTGTCGAGCCACACGACGAGATTGTCGTTGACGGTCTTGATGCAGCGCACGATGTCGTTGTCGCGGGTCTCGAAGTCCAAGTAGTAGGTCTCGGGGAAGCTCTCGGGGAAGCCCGGGTAGCTGTAGCGGATCAGGGCCGAGTTGGACGTGTCGTTGACGACAAGGCTGTCCTCGTAGAGATCCCCGGTGGTGCTGGAAGGGGGCGGGCCATGCTTGCCGACCTGCGAGGTGATGTCGCCGAAGGTGTAGACCACGGTCGGGAACACCTCGACCGAGTCGTTGGTCGCCCCGTAGTAGACGCGCGCCTTCAAATAGTCCACGGCGATCGTCGTCGAGGGCTTCTGGTGGCCGATCGTAATCATGAAGTTGGCGGTGAAGTCGGCGTCGGTGAAGATCGAACCCTCGATCGGGCTCCAGATGTCGGTCGGGCTACCCACCACCATCGTCTGCCCGGCGGCGGCGGCGGCGGTGATTGTCACCGAGCGGTAGCACGCGCGCTCGACCAAGTGCCCGAGCGAGTTCAAGACCTTGCCGAAGCCTCCGGTCGAGGCCACCCGCGGACCGATGCCCACGACCACCGGCACCGATCCGCCGCCGGTCTCGATGAAGGCTTGAAACTCCACCTCGACCCCGCGGATCGTCCCGCGAAAGCCGCCGAAGTTGTAGCCGTAGGTGCCCTGATAGCTCGGCCCCGGGAAGGCTTCACTCCGAATGATCGAGGCGTAGGTGCCGTCGTCCGCGATCAGGGCCGTCGCTTCGACGCCCGCTGCGATGAAGCCTTGGGGGCTCACGTTGAAGGTGGCGGGCGGCACGTAGCCGGTGATGGTCGCGACCGATGTGTCGCTCACCGACGCGGTCGCCCCGGCGCCGGTCGCGATCACCGCCTGCGCGATCATGAAGCCGGTCGGGAACGCCTTGTCGGTCAGCGCGTCCTTCTTCGGGCTCCGGTACACGCGCCAGTGCGTCGTGATCGTGTTGCGGATCGGCGGCTGCTGAATCACCGGGACCACCCCCACGGACGAAACGAAGATGGTGGTCGGGGATGCCGAGAAGGTGCTCTCCAAGAACAGGTCGGCCCCGTTGGTCGTCACCAAGGCGACCTCGGTCGTCCAGTATTCGTAGTAGCCGGTCACGGTCAGCGCGAACGTGCCGGCCGCCGTCACGTCGGGCGGCGGCGTGATGACCGGCAACAGCCCGTGCTGGCGCAGCGTCGGCGGCGTCGCGGCAGCCGTCGCCGACAGGTAGACGACGCGGTTGGTGCCGATCCCCGAAACTTCGGCCGTCGCGCCATTGAACAGGAAGAAGCGGTTCTGGAAGTGCGCGACCTCCAACTGGCTGCCGATCGGCTGCGCGGAAGCGAGCAGGGTGAAGGTGCCGGTGGTGCCGACCGGGGCGGTCTTGTAGGTGTCGCCGGCCAAGGCGATCAGGTAGTGGTCGCCGTTGTCGTAGTGGACGTCGCGCAGGCCGACCACCGCGGTCGCGTTCGCCGAGACGGCGCCGAAGGAGGCGCGCCCCGGAGCGCGGTTCAGCGCCTTGGAGCCGCCGAGGTAGATGCTGTTGCGGGCGTCGACGAGTTGGCCTTCGTCCAGCATCGCGGGGTCGGCTGCGGTCCACATCCCGCCGTCCAACGGCTCGGTGTGCCGCGCCACGCTAGTAGTCCCAGTTCACGCGACGCGTCGAGTTGGCGTCTCCGAAGTCGAACCACGCGGCACCATACTGGAACGCCAAGTCCTCGTCGGGGATGCGGGTCTGGTCCGACAGCATCGTCTTGATCCCCTCCTGCGCGAAGCTGATCCACGTCTGCCCCTGCTCGGAGCGGCCTTCACCCTTGTCGGTGATGAAGTGCCACTTCGCCCACGCCACCAAGAAGCTGTCGTAGTCCTGCGGGATGTCGAGTGCCCCGGTATCGCCGCTCGCGGTCGCCTGCGTCATCCGGCGGTAGTAGCGCAGTTGCAGGGCGTCGCTCGCGTTGGGCGGCAGCACAAGGCCGAGTGTGCCCTTGCCGCCGATGTTGAACACGTCGTAGTAGCTCGGGGTCGAGGTCTGGAACTCGTTGGGTGCGGAGCGGTCGTAGGAGCGCCGCCGCAGCGGGCGCAGCGTCACCTGTGCCGCCAAGAGCTTCGCGGTATAGGGCGCCTTCCACGCCGAGGGCAGCGCGTAGCGGTCGCGCACGACGTTGCTGGTGACGACCACCACGCCCGGCCCGATCGAGGGCAGGATCGTCGTGTTGATGCCGATCCCGCCGGCCGCGGTCGCCGTGACGCGCGTGCCAATCGAGAAACCGGGGCCGGTGACGAGGTCGTCCAAGACGAAGCCGTGGCCGGCCGGCGCCGCCGCCGAGGTGTTGGTCGCCGAGCAGGAGACGCCGGTGATGTTGAACGGGCCGAACACGTTGACCGGGACCGACTCGACCAAGAGGAAGTCCCAGTTCGCACGCGTGTTGAAAAATCCCACCGCCGCGTTCAGCGAACGAAACGCCCGCCCCTGCATGTCGGTGTCGGCCGACGCACCGACTGCGTCGGCAATCTCAAGAACCGCGGCCGAGACCGCCTTCGTTGATTGATTGAACAGGGCCACTCATGCCTCCACCGGCTGACCGTTGGCCTCGGCACTCGCAGCGGCGGCAGCGGCCTCCGCGGCTTCCTGCTCGGCACGCTGGGCCGCCTCGAACTTGTCCCACTGCCCGTCCGGCATGTGCGGCATCTCGCGCCGGTTCAGTTCCCGAAGCTGCTCGAAGTAGGCGAACTGCTTCGGCACCTGCTTGAAGGCGTCGCGGTTATCCGAGACCCAGTCCTTCGCGTTGCTCGCAAGGGTCTTTCGCAAGGTCGCGTCTTCGATCAGGAGCGAAAGCTGCGCGACGAACTCGGCCGGCGTCTCGAACAGCAGGCCGGTCTCCCCGGGCAGGATCTCGTCCTTGTAGGGGCCGGTCGCCTGCGCCAAGGTCGCCGCCGGCTTCTTCAGGACCGAGCCCTCGTAGAACTTGATCGCCGAGCGACAGCGGTTGAAGCGGTTGTTGTTGAGCGGTGCGAGGTTGATGTCGTGGTTCATCATCGCGAGCCGGAGCTTGTATTCCGGGTACGGGCACCAGTTCTTGAACGTGTAGCGGTCCGGGGGGATCAGTTCCGTCACCCAGTTGTACATCTGCCCCCAGATCGTCCAGTGCACATGCGGGTACTTGCGCGTGATCTCGCCCAAGGCCTCGCGCAGCGGATACCAGTCCTCGTAGTGGCTCGCCCCACCCTGCCAGAGAATGTTGAGCCGCGCGGGATCCTGTGCCAACGCCACCTGCTCGTAGTGGTCGAAGCGCACCAGATTCGGGAACACCTGCACGCGCCGCGGCTTCGCGTCCGCCTTCACGCACGCCGCCACGTGCGGCGTCGAGCACGTCACCGCGTCCGCCATGTCGACGATCTGGCGATAGGTCTCGATGGTCTGGCGGTTGCGCGTGATGTCGAAGCCGTCCTTGCCGTCCTGCCAGAGCACCTTCTTCTCGCCGTTCTGCATCACGCCGATCATGTGCCCGGGCGGGATGTCCACCCCCTCGTGGTCGCGAATCCCCAAGCCCCGATAGGCGACGTTGTAGGGATTCACGTTGAACAGGTTGTCGTCGGTGTCGATCACCACGCTCGGGGGATACTTCCAGCCGCCGTCGCGCTTGGACGGCAGGAAGCGCTTCGCGGTCCGCAGATTCTGCAACGTCGCGTCGCTCACCGCCTGATACAACTGGATGATGTCGGCTTCGCAGAACGCCGTCATCCGCTGCTGCGGGTCCACCGACCCGTCAGTGTCCACGTGCACACGGATCGGCAGCCCCAAGTCGCGTGCCGTGTGATACGGGACGAACAGGCGGTAGTAGAAGCTCGCGTTCCAGTTGCTCGGAATGTACGTGTAGAAGACGAGGGGCTCGGCCATTACTTCTTCCGGAACTTGGCGATCACGCGCTTGCCGAAGTTGACGAGCTTCTCGCCCGGCGTCTCGGCGTTGAACTCGGGATGCGCGCCGGGCTGAATACCGCCCCCGCTGCGCGCCGCACCCACGTTGCGGCTCTCCAAGTCGTTCGTCCGGAAACCGACCTTCACGCTGTCGGGCCGCGACTTCACGGAACGCTTCCCAAAAATCGTCAGAGGCATCAGAGCGCCACCTTCCCGTCGATCATCGTCAGTTGCTTCGAGATCGGATCCTTGCGCCGATCGTACGTGCAGTGCTGCGGGTGCTTGGAAAGCCACCGGTAGAAGTCCTTCTTGTTCTTCATCCAGTCCGGGTTCAGCACGTGCGCGAGCGACTCGATCGGCCCCTGCAAGCTCGCGACCCGGTAGAAGCCGTTCGCCTTCGCTGCCTCGTCGACACCCATCACCGTGCCCATGCGGTCCTGCTGGCGCAGTTCGTGGATCGCGTTGTAGCGGTCCGCGTACGCCGGATTCGCCGCCATCCGCTCGGTGACGAGATCCAGCGCCTCGTCCGACTTGTCGACGAAGAAGCTCACTTGGCCCCCGGCATCCCCGGATAGGGGTCGGCGTGGGTGCCACGCTTCGCGTCGCTGCCCTGAAGATCGTGCGCCTCGGAGCGCTTCGCCCAGTCGGGCGTGCCCGGGGCCGAGCCCTGTTCCGGCGAGTGGCCGACGAAGGTCGGATCGCTCATCGCGCCCGGGATCGGGCCGCCGCCGTCCGTCTGATACGGCGTCTCGCGCACGTTGTAGTCGGCCTCGATCGAGCCGAAGCCCTGAATCACGTCGGGATCCCAGCCGTTCTGCTTGCTGATGATCTTGAGCGAGCGCGACTGGTTGTTCATGCGAGACATGCTGATCTCCTTTCCGGTTCAGCCGAGGCGGGGCCAACACGCCCCGCCCCAGCGTCCCCGAATGAACTACGACACCAGACCCGCGGCGCCCGTCACGAACGTGAAGGCCGCCCACGAGGACGGGTGCGAAAGCTCAAGGGTCAGTTCCATCAGGAGCAGCCCCTTGGTGTTGTCGCCGGTCTTGCCCATCTCCTTGTGCTGCGGCGGGCGGTAGAATGCGAGCTTGCCCATCGAGCGATCGCCGAGGAAGTAGGCGTAGCCGTTCGCCGACGTCGTCCCCATCGGAATGAACCGATCGGTGATGACCGCGAACAACTGGTTGAACGGCGTCTCGAAGACGTCGATGTTCGCCACCAGCCGCTGATCCGTGGCCGCGATGTTGCGGACATTGATCGCCGTGCCCATCGTCTGATTCACGAACTGGAGCTTGCTGGACGGCGCGAACCAGACGGAGTCGGGCTCGGCACCGTTGTTGAACATCGTCATCGCGAGATTGACCATGTCGCCGGTCGCGAAGACCGTCACCGCCGCGGCCGAGGCCGTGGAGATGGAGCCGCCGCCACCGAACAGACCGCGCAGACCGACCATGAGCGGCGAGTTGGAAACCGCCGAGGACTCGATACCCGTTGCCGCCGAGGCGGTGATGGACGAGTTCTTGAAGATGGTGTACTCGCAGTTGCGGGCGAGCACCTTCATCTCCTTCATGATCTGGTGGTCGTACATATCGCGAATGCCGGCCGGGTTGGCAACCCGCTCGCGATCCGACACGGCCACGTCACGCCGGAAGATCTGCGTGTTGTTGTAGAGCCGCAGCGGCGTGGTGAGCGCGTCGCCCGCGTGCTCGGCGCCGTCCGGCGAGCCCGCCGACGAAACCGCCGTCAGCGAGTCGATCGGCCAGCTATGGACCACGTCCCGGGCTCGGATCTTCGGAGCACCCGAGAAGAACGGGGTCTGGAAGCTGTCGATGATGGTGAGAACGTCGGTCAGATCCTCGTGATGGACCGCACCGGCGCTCGGAAAGAACCCGATGTCGAACGTCGACAGCAGGTTGGCAGGAAGTGCACCAGCCATTGTTCGCTCCCTCCTTGGAGCGGCAACCTCGTGACGTCTTACTTATTCAGGAAGTCGTCCGAGACCGCCTGTGACAACCGCGCCTTAGCGAAGGCCCGAGGATCGCCCGTCTTCTGGTAGTGCTCCCACGTCCGGTTCAGCCGCTCGTCCTGCTGGGCGGCCGGCTGGGTGCGCGCATCGCCGGCTCGGCTGCTCGGAATCTGCGCCTCAGAACGCGCGATCTGCTGCGGCGTCGAGTCCCCGTTCGGGTGCTCGCGACGCTTCACATCGCCGTACTTGAGAAACGCGAACTCCATCGCCGAGACCGGATCCGCCGCGAACAGCTTCTGATAGCTCTGCGACAGGGAGGGGTCTTCGTTGATGAACTGGGCGACATCGGCCTCGTATTTCTGGTAGTCGGGGTGTGACGACAGCATCGAGTTGCGGGCCATCGCGCCACGCGCGATCGGCTCGAACGTCTCGTTCACTCGCGAGCGAACGTATTCGTCGAGCGCATCCACCGGCACGCCATATTCGGCAAGCCGGCTCGCGGGGTCGCCACGCTGGGGAACGGCCTGTCGCTGAACCTGCTGTTCGAGCAGGGTGCGGGCCGCCGCTTCCGCGGTGTCAGCGCGTTGACGCTGACGCTTCCCTTCGTCGCTCGACGATCGGTAAGCCTTCACCAGATCATCGACCGAATCGTATCCTGCAAACTCGTCTGCCATCTTGAGCATCCTTGCTCACGGGTTCGCCGTGCTTGGGGTTCCATCCCTCCCGCGGTCGAGTTCGTCGAGGCGGGCGTTGCGGTCGTGGACGAGAAGTTCGTTCTCCCACGCCGTCACCATCCACTCATCCTCACGGATCATCGCACGAAGCACATCGTCGTCCGTGTCGAAGACCGTCTTCGCGTAGCTCGTGGCTCGTTCGGAGCGCGAGAGCGTCAGCGCCTTGATCGCGGTTCGTGCCCGATCCGCGATCTTCGGCTTCATCACATCATTCCATCCGTCGCCGGTCAGCACAACCCGAATTTTGTTGATCTGGTCCTCGTTGAGCACCTAGCCCCCTGTCCCGCCGGTCATGGTGCCCACCATCGAGGGCGCCGCGTTGTTGCCGAGCATCTGGAGCAGGCCCGGATTGAGCCCCTGCAAGGGCTGGCCGGCGGCGTTTGCCACCGCCATCGGGTCCATCCCGCTCTCCTGCGCCATCATGTTCACCATCGGCACCTGCTGGACGAGCAGTTCGTCGACGTTCGGGTAGTCGAACAACTCGAACGCCTGCCGCGCGAAGTTGGCCCAGTTGACGATCTGCATCATCGCCGGGTTCGCGTTCAACACCTGCAAGAGCGAGACGAGGTTCTGCTGGCGGACCGAGCGCGACAGCATCTGGCTCGCCCCCACCGCGCGGGCGCGGTAGTCGGGGACGAGGTCGTCTTGGTCAATCGACACGTCGGTCGACTGGTACGGGAGCCCGGTCCCGGGGTTCACCGTGGCGAGGCTCCCCAAGATCTTGATCTCATGCGGGAGGTCGAGCATCACGCGGTCCTGATTGCGAAACTCGTTGGCGAGCGGCTCGACGAACTGTTCCTCCAAAAGCCGCGCCTCGAACGAGAGCCGCGTCATCACGTTCTCCTGCCGGCCGAGGAAGCCGCGCGCGGTCTCGCGATCGCCCTGCGAGAGACCCATGATGATGTCGTTGATGCCCACGCCCAACTGCATGAACTGCCAGAGTTGGCCGATCTCCTGATACGCGGCCTGCACCCCCTGCATGTTGGGCGCCATCGCGCGGACGTTGCTGTCGTCGGCGGCACCGTCCACCAAGAGGATCCGCCCCGCGCGCGTGAACAGGTTCTGCGAGTTCACGTTCGCCGAGTTCGACATCACCCACATCGGGTCGATCAGTTGATCGAGCGCGTCGAGCTTCTGGTTGGCAAGCCGGTTGGCGGTCATCTGCGGGCCGTAGGCGACCTCCGCCTTGCCGACGCCGTCGAAGCTGTAGGGGTCGGGCATCGGCGCGTAGGAGAGCCACGGCTTCTTGCCCGGGAACTGGCTGGGCCGGTTCTTCAGGACGACGCGGCCGTTGCCGATCGCGATGCAGCGATCGCGAATCCCGTCGGGTGCGAACTCGGCCGGCACCGTCCCGTGCATCTCCCACACCTCGATCGGCTTGTTGAAGCGCAGGGACGAGCGCGCGGTGTAGTCGTATTCGTTGCGGTACATGACGCGGCGCTCCTGAAACATCGTCTGCGCCCCTTGGCCCATCGGGTAGTCGCGCAAGAGGCGGACCGCGATCGGGTCGAAGTAGCCGTCCGGCTGCTGGGCATCCTCCAGCATCTCGTCCAAGTCGAGCCAGTAGCGCTCGATCGCCCAGTCCATGTCCTCGATCCGCTTCTTCGCCGGCTGCTGCCAGAAGTCGAGCCGGTCAATCGCCTTCCACGTCGGGCCGTTGAATAGTTCGCTGTCCTGCTCATGCAGTACCGGCACCCGCAGCCCCGGGGCGATCGACTCGTAGCGGACGAACTTCGACTTGCGAACGGTATGCTTCCAGCCGTAGCGCGCGACCGCGGTGCCGCAGATGTCGGCTTGCAGCATGAAGTCCACGGCGTTCAGGAGCGAGCCGCAGTCCTTCATCTGGGCCGAGATCAGGACGCTGTTCTTCTTGGCCCGCCCGACGTCTTCCGGTGCGTACCCTTCAAACTCGACGATCGGCCATGCGCCGAACGTGGTCTGCACCTTGCGCGCGACGTCCGACTGGATCATCGCGAAGGTGAAGGGCAGCGTCACGTTGTTGCGAAACTGCGAGAGCCGCCCCTGCCAGTAGCCGCGGTAGCTGTTGTACCAGTTCTGGAGGCGCGCGAAGATCGAGTAGTTGTAGCGCAGCGACTCCTGCCGGCGGGTGTCGACCAGTTCGATCGTCCGCGCACTGCTCGGCCCCGCCACGCGGGAGTCGCGCGACGGGGCGCCGGTGTTCAGATTGATTCCGGAGGCCATCCGTGGCCTTTCTGCGCTCGCCTACGCGGGCGCTTCGACTCCGACGTGCAGCCATCGGTCGCGAAACGCGGGCCATGTGTCCCGCAGTTCGCGTTCCGTGTCGTTGATCTGATTCTCGCCCAAGTTCGACCAGATGACCTTCGCGTACTCGCCGATCGGGTCGTGCACCCGCACGCAGGGGATCCCCAGCAAGCTCGCCAAGACCACGTTGGAAGACCCCGAGCCGATCACCATCTTCGCATTCGCCATGAACTCGGCGAGCTTCAAGAAATCCCCCTGATCGTCGAAGGAAGTCCACTGCGGGTAGACCTCCAAGGCGCGCGCGCGTTCCTCGTCCGTCCCGACGAAGACGATCTCGTCGAAGCGGGTTGCCAGATCGTCGGCCTGATCGGAGAGGAAGCGCCAGAAGCCCGGAACACCGCTCATATGGCTCATGAACGTCCCGTGCAGGACCAACCGGCGGTGCTCGATCGCGGGGGAGACCACCGTCAGGCAGCGCTGGTTATCGCGCCGAGTGATCGAGAGCGGCACCTGATCGAGTGCGTCGAGCGTGATTTGGCGCATCGGGAAGCGGCGCATCCCGAGGTGGTAGATCTCGTGGTCCATGTGGTCCTTCATCGAGAGGCCGAAGTCCCACGGCTGCCCGCCCATATGCCAACTGGTGATCCCCGGCTTCAACTCGACGGCGTCGACGAACGGCTGTGCCGCGAACAGCTTCACCAGCGGCTTGCAGGTCGTCTCGTCGAGCCAGATCGTGCACGTCGTCTTCTGGTCCACGCAGTACCAGTAGGCGACCGGGAACTCGTGGAGCGAATCGCCCAGCTTGCCGGGCATCGTGAAGACGAGGCTCATAGGACCAGTCCGATGTCGGGCAGGGGATACAGGAACGTGGTGCCGGCGGCGCGGACGTGCGCTTCGCGGATGTCGAACTCGGGCTTGAACGCCCACGGCAGCGCCAAGGCGTAGCGCGGCGCCGCCTCGCGGAACTCGGCCTCGCTCTTGATCGGCAGCCACGTGCCGACCATCCGCAGGCCGTGCTTGCGCGCGTTGCGGTCGGCGACCGCCTCGAAATACTCGTGCATGTCGAGGTACTGCATCAGGGTCGAGCCCTTGGTGGACGCCCCGTAGGCCCACAGGTGGGGGCCGATGTTCGCGATCAGGTTGCCGAAGACGTGGCGCCACTTCCGCACGCGCTTCGCGAACGCCTCGGCGTCGTCGCTGGAGACGTTCGCGATGCCGCCCAACAGCCCGACCGGGGGCGAGAGGACGCCCGAGGCGCGGCGCGCGATGACGCGCATCGAGGATCCGTTCGTCTCGTTGAAGGAGATGGATTCGATCAGGAGGCCGTGGCGGCGGTAGAGAGCGTCCAAGCTCCACGCGTCGTAGTAGCAGACGTGCTCGTGACAGATCGCGTCGAACGCGTTCTGCTGGAGCATGGAGGGGGCGTCGTTCAGTTGGTTGATCCAGATGCCGTGCTCGGTGAGGGAGTCGTAGATGTCATCGAGGAAGGGACCGGGGCGGTCCAAGTCGTAGAACATCGCGGCCGAGGTGATGACGTTGAAGCGCTCGCCGCCGGTCGCCTTGGCCGTGAAGTAGTCGCTGACGACGTGGTCGGCCAGTTCCTGAAGCTCGCTCGCGAAGTTCAACGCCGGCTCGACCGCGACCTTGCGAAACTCCTGACTCACGCACGAGAGCAGGTAGCCGTCGTTCGCCCCGATGTCCAGCCACGCGCCCGCGGTGAAGAACATCTCGCCCACCCGCACGATGTCGGCGAGCGAGGCGCGCATCGACTCGTTGATGCCGCTGCGATACCAGAACTCTCGGTACAGCAGGTCGGGATCGACGGTGTGCGCGAGTTGCAGCAGGCCGCACTCGGCGCAGCGGATCAATTCGAGGGGCGCCTTCGGGAGGTCGGTGTCGGCTTCGGGGACGAAGCGGGGCAGATACTGGACGCCGAGGTCCAAGATCGGCATCAGGTGGTGGGATTCGCAGGCGCGACAGGTCGCGCGCGGTTGGAAGATCGGCGTTGCGGTGCTCTGGGGCGCTGGCTTCATGATCTGATCGGCTCCCGGGGACAGTCCCTGATCCATTCCGCGGCCTCACTGTCGTCGAACATCTCGCGCGCGAGCCCTTCCACCGCCATCGCGGTCGCGCCCGGCTCGTAGGGCGCCTTCTGCGGACCGACCCGGCGCATCGGCTGGTAGAACTCGGGCTGGAAGGCGTCCGAATGGGCGTCAGCCCAGTCGTTTCGCAGCTTCGGGTTCACCATGTACTGCCCGATTTTCGCCATCTGCTCGGCGATGCGCTCCACCCCGGGAGCAGACTCTACCACCCTTACATGACCGTCAACCCAAAAGGAGGCCGCCGAGACCATCCGCATGTACTTTTTCGTGTCCCCGCGGTTGTACTCGTAGTAGGGGGGCATCGGCTCGTTCGCGTCGGCGAAGAAGTTCTTCAGATTCGCCGCCAGCGAACCTTTCAGCCCCGCGCGGGCGGTTTCGCCGGAGATCCCGATGATGCGCCGCCCCTGCCGGCGATAACGCTGGACGGTCGCCACCAAGCGGTGCCCGAAGTCCTCCATGCGCCACGTCGGCGAGCCGTAGGCTTCGATGATGTAGACGTCGCCGCTGCCGTTTCTCGGGTAGCCGTGGACGATCATGACGGTCTCGTCCTTCTTCTCGCGGCTCTTGCCGTCCCAGAAGGCGATGTCGGTGGTGATGCCGAAGCGCAGGGAGGACCACGGCACCTCGGAGGACTTGATGTAGCACTGCTTGATCTGGTCCTTCGTGATCGGGTTGAACTCCGAAAGCTCGGGGTCGTTCATCACCTGTGAAGCGAAGCGCAAGGGATCGCGGCGCTGGTAGTCGTTCAGCCGCGTCTCGGGCCACACCTTCGGGCTCGTGGGCTTGCCCGCCGCGTCGCGGCCGGCGAGGAAATACACGTCCCACTTCCCTTCCGGGCTCGCCTCCATCGACTCGCAGGGCATCCCCGCCAAGGAGCGGATGCCTTCCTCGCGGAATGCGACGCCGAAGTGATCCTCGTCGTCGTAGCGCGTCCCGACCCAGACGACGATGCCGTCGCTCTGGAGCACGGGAAAGAGACTCGTCACCTGCGAGTTGACCGAGGTCAGCCAGTTCTCGTCGGAGAGCATCCGCTCGTAGCTGATCGGGTCGTCGTAGAAGATCGCGTCGGGATGTGCACCGACGATCGAGGTCTCGACGGCGAAGGTGCCAAGGCTCGGATCGGCGCGTGAGGTCTGCTTGCGCGCGGAGTGGGTCATCGCGGTCGCGGTCCACTGCCGGGCGTTGGCGGCCCAGTTGCCGTAGAGCTTCGTGAACAACGAATAGGGGTCCGAGCCGTCCAAGACTCCGCGCATGATGCTGGCGAGCTTGGTCGCGAGTTGGATGCTTTCAGACCCCGTGTAGCTGGACAGTTCCGGGTCGCGTAGGTGGAGCCAGAGTTGCCCGGCCGCCGAGATCATCCGGCTCTTGCCCATCTCGCGGTGCACGAGGACCGCGAGGTGCTTCTGGAGCGTCAAGCCCTTGGCGCGGTTCTCCAGCCATTCCTCGACGTTCTTCTGATACCAGTTCGCCATCGGCTCGTGAATCGCGGGGTCGATCCACTTCTGCCCTTTGGGCGAACGGCCGTCGCCGAAGCAGTGCAGGAAGAACGTCCAGAAATCGCGCCGGCCCAACTCGCGCATCAATTCGAGTTCGTCGTCGCTCTGCCAGCCGCCGATGTGGCGCGCCATGCCGGCGCGGGCGGCGGCACGCAGTTTGTTCCGCGCGGCGGTGCGAACCTTGTTGTAGCAGGTCCAGCACTCGCCGCGACGCGATTGACCGGGTGGCATCTCCCTCTTGCAGTTCGCGCAGAACTTGAGAAGGGGAGTCAGCTTCGGGTTATTGGGATCCTTCGCTGTGAAGCGGGCCATCCACGACGTCCTTGTCGTTGCGTACCACCGCGTCGCCATCGGCGAGCGCCTGCTGTGCGTCCGCGCGCTCTCGCGCGGCTCGTTCCACTTCGAGCTTCAGTGCCTGATCCTGACACCACGCGGCCTTGATCGCGATGGATCTGCCGCTCGGGAAGCCGCGCGGCACCCCGCGGATCTTCGCCTCGGGGTACGCCTTGTTCAGCATCTTCAGGCTGGTGATGCGCTTGGCACGGAAGCGCATCTCGGGGGTTGCGTCCTCGGCCTCCGGCTTCGGCTTGAAGACGGTCGTCCGGTTCGCGTTCGGAAACGCGTAGCCGTACGCCGCCTGCGTCAGTCGGGCTCCTGCCCCTTTCATCACGCGCGCGAGACGTTCCACCACTTCGCCATCCGCCTGCGGCTCGGGCATGACGACGCTGGCACTCTCGGTGGTCGCGAGCATCTTGAGTGCTCGGAAGCGGTCGGCGCCGGCCTCGGGATCACGCGCGACCTCGGTGACGTGATCCAAGATCTCGTCCAAGGACATGCGTCGCTTCTGGGGGAGGGTCTCGATCGTCATTTGTAGAGGTTCCCGTCGACCAGCCAGTAGGCGGCGGGAGCCGCGAGTTGGCGGCTCGACTCGGTGCCGCTGATGAAGCCGGTCGGGAACGCGCGGCTCGCCTGAGAGATCCAGCCCTGCGCGCCACCGCCGATCGGGTTGCCGACCAAGGAGACGCCCTGCTGCACGGTGGCGGGTGCCGCCCATGTGCCGGTGTCGGTGGTCGGACCGAAGTCGAAGGAGTTGTAGACCGCGATTAGGTTGGGGGTCGCGTTGGAGCCGGCGGTGAAGGTCGTGATCGTATCGTCGTCGCCGGTGCCGGTGTTGTCCTGATGCGCGCCCTGAACGAACTGGGTGGCGCCGATCAGGCGAAACACGATGATGGAAATCGCTTCCAAAGCGGGGTCGTTGAGCGAGATGGTCAGGTTGGCGGTCGCGGTCGCGCTGACCAAGAGGACGAACGTGTCGGTCAGGATGACGCTGTTGCCGCCCGGGTTGGTCTGCGCGAGTGGGGTCGCGCCCCACGTGACGCTCGGGAACACCGCGAGTGTTCCGTCATTGGCGGCGGCGACGTAGCAGCATAGGAGCGTGCCAGCCTGTACGGTCAGGTTCATGACCGAGAGCGTGATCGAGGTGCCGCTGCCGGTATCGGTGCCGATCGCCTCGTAGACGAGCGGTGTCACGACCGCGCCCCCCGCGCCTTCGACGTAGCCCGAGAGGACCACCTCGCCGAAGGGCTTGCGCTCGAAGCTGCAACGCGGGCAGCGCGCCCCCTGTAGCGGAGCACCGCAGTAGTTGCAGGTCTGGGGCCAGTTACTCATCGGGGATCTTCTGCGGGGGCGGGCCGAACGCCTGCGCCTCGCCGTCCTTGTAGACGATCACACCCCAGTCGTGCGGACCGTTCTCGGGACGCGCGTCCACACACCAGTAGTCGGCCCCCTCGGCCGGGCGGCGCGTCTGGACGTCCTCGCACGAGTAGACGAGCGACGCCCCGCAACGGCATTTGGTCTTCCACGCGCTCATCGCTACATCCTCTCCCGAACCGCCTTCACGATACGCTTGCGCTCGGTGATGCACCAGCGCGCGAAGCGCTCGCAGTCCTCGGCCGGCAGCCCGCTGGAGCCGAGGGTGGGCTGGTAGTCGTGGATGACCTCGACGTCGGAGGTCTTGGCGTACACCATGCGGGTCGCGTCGCCGACCAGTTCCATCGCGGTGTCCCAGTACCACGCGTGCGCCGACGAGGGAATGGCGTAGTAGCCGATCGCCCCGACCATGTTCGCCGAGAGGGCGTAGAAGTTGATGTACTCGGCGTGGCCGCCGTCGTGGGCAAGCCCAACCACGCCGATCTGGTTGGGGAAGCCGTGGATGGTGCGGATCAGGTACTGGTCCCAGCCGGCTGGTCTGATCGTGGAGTCGTCGGTCATGTAGGTGAAGATGTTCGCCTGTGGGAACAGGCGGCGCAGCCCCGCCTCGGGGTGCTCGCCGTGGACGGCTTGGCAGAGCGTGTTGATTGCGTTCACGGGTCCGAAGCGCGGGCCAATCACGATCGTGAAGCGCGGGTCGGAGTCGCGCACGCGCAGGTAGGTGTTGTTCCCGGGCTTGTCGACCCGCACGACATGCGCCGGCAGCCCCTCGTAGAGCGCTTCCTGATCGGCGTCGACGTAGGCGAGGACGCACGCCCGCGAGGTGTCGCGCACCGACTCCCACGCCTTCAGGAGCAATTCGGGCCGGTTGCGGCTCGGGATCAGGACGACGACTTCGTTCATCGCAGCACCGCCCGCAACTTCGCGAGGTCGGCGGCGAAGTCCTGCGTGATGTAGGCCAAGAACTCGTAGACGTCGGCGCGCGCGGCTTCCTGATAGCCGTCTCGGCGGACGACGTGATGGACCACCGCCTCGGGCGCGATCTGTGTGATGCGATTCAACGCGATCGCGAGCACTTCGATGACGGTGTCGACGCAAAAGTTCTTCAGGCGCGGACACTCCAGCCAGCCGAGGGTCTCGATCCAGCGCCGCGAGACGCACGGGAAGTTCACGTGCGGCAGGCCGTTGTCGGAGGCGAGATGCACGCAGCCGATGTCGTCTCCGAAAGCATCCATCGCGGCGATCACCTCGGCGTCCCAGCCCTTGCGCGTGAACGTGCAGTCGTCGGCGGTGACGAGAAACATCCGATACGTCTCTCCGAAGCTGTGCGCCAGCGCGTTGACCGCGCCGACGCGGCCGACCGGAGCGCCGATGACGGTGAACACCCGGTCCTTGTATTCGAGGTGAGACCACGAATCCCAGTAAGCGGCGAGGTCGTCCACGTCGTTGTATATCAGGACGTCCGCACGGCTCGTCGTGAGCGCGGTCGCGATCATGGTGTGCAACGCCTCGGGGCGCCCGCGCGAGGGACAGACGATCGCGAGTGGCTTCATCGGACGTAGATCCAGTCGAACTCCATGTGCTCGACCATGCGATAGCCGTGGGGTGCTAAGTGGGCGGCGATCGCCTGCTGGTCTTCATCGGCGACCGACTCGACGATGAACGCCTTCGGCAACCAGTGCCCGATGTCGAGCCCCTTCAAGACATCGAGTTCGGTGTGCTCGACGTCGATGCTGACCAAGTCGAGGCGCGGAAAGGCGTGCTTCTCCAGAAGCTGATCGAGCGTTCGCACGTTGATGATGTGCCGGTTGTAGAAGTGCTTGGAGTCGCTATAGCGCAACGAAGACTCCGACATCGGGGCGGCGGGGTTGACGTAGAAATAGGCGTCGTCCTGCGACGCGGCGCCCGCCGCACAGATTTCAACCAACGTGCGGCGCTTGCGTAGCACGTCCTCGTACTCCGAGTTCGCTTCGATGCACAGCACGGTCCAGCCACGCACCTCGGCGGCGATCGTGTTGCTGTTGAACCAGCCGTCGTTGGCACCCGCGTCGATCGCGTATCCACTATCGAGCGGCAGGTTGTTGAAGACCCACTGCTCCTGTCCGGCGCTCGAATAGTGCGTACGGCCCCGAAAAAGCCGAATCACGCAGGCGGCTCGAAAGTGTCGATCGTCAGGATGACGGTCGAGAGGCTGCCCGGCATTCCGCCGATCAGGGGCTTGATCGCGTCCAACGCGGCGTTCGGATTCGCCGCGGAGGCGACGTTGTCGATGACGCCGTCGGTGGTGTCGAGCCGGTCGAACGTCCACGTCCAGCCGGCGGGGTTTGCGACCTTGAAGATCTTAGCCTGTGCGCGTGCCATCCGTGGCCTCCTTGCCAGTCTGTCGGATTTGAATCTGGGGCGTGCTCGCGGAGAGCGTTTTTTCGGCGTGGTTCAAGAGGTCGACGATCCGGTCGATGATCTCGGGGTCGGTGGATGACGGGTAGCTTGTGCTCGGAATTCCGCGCGAGCCGTCGAACGCGAGCCAGCCGCCCTCAATCGCGATGCGCTGCCACATCGGCGTCCTCCAGTGAAATGAGTTCATCGACGATCTTGTTGAGACCCTCGTCCCGCCCGTCGATCCCCCAGATCGGGTCGATGGGGTAGAACACGAGCCTCGCCCACAGCCACTTCTTCCGCAACCACCGCGTCACGTGATCTTCACGCGCGGATCGACGCGCGCCTTCCCGCTCGCCGCGGCGTCCGCGAGGCACTGGTCGATCTCGGTCATCAAGCGATTGCGTTCGAGATTGAGATTCACCGAGCGCGCGACGGTTTCGGGGCCGACGCCGGTGCCGTTGGTATTAGCCTTATGCAGTTCGTCTTGTACGAACCACAGTTTGATATTCGTGATTGAGAGGCGGTCGACGAGGTCGCCGAGGGTGTGGCTCACTTCTTGGGCTCCCAGCCGTGGGGGGCAGATCGAATGTCCATTTCGGTGATGCGCTCGTGGGTGTCTTCGGCGGCGCCGCCAACCTCGTCGGCGCACTGATCGCGCGTCCATTCCATCTGCCGGATGCACTCGCGGACGATCGGCATCCAGAAGTCGCGGTCGTCTTCGGGGTCGAGCCCGTGGGTGGTTTCGCGGATCTTGTCGTAGAGCGCGTCTTCGAGGTTTTCCACGCGGGGCTCCCGGGAATTGGAGCGGGGGCCGGTTCCCTCGGAGCGTTGTCACCACCGGACCCCCGCGATGTGCAGGTGACGAATTGAATGCTAATCCTTGGGATCGGGGGTGGTCAAGGACTCGATCGCGTGCTGGAGCTTGGCGTGGGCCTGCTCGGCCTTGTGCACCATGCGCGCGTGGCCGGCTTCGGCTTCGTCCCACGTGGGGTAGCGGTCCATGTCTTGATCGGTGGGGCCGCCGAAGGTCATCGACTCGAACCAGAAGTCGCCGGATCCGGTCCACCAGTGGTTGAGCCCGAGGAAGACGGTCGAGACGTGGATGCCTTCGGCGACGTCGGTGCGCGCGACCCGGCGATCGCGCTCGAAGTTGCGCGCCCACTCGTCGCTGTCGCACGGGACAACGTTCTTCCCGTCGAGCTTCCCGTAGAGCATCCGCTTCATGTCGCGACCCAGCGGCCGGCTCTCCAGCCGGCGCCTTGGAGCGCGCCGCGGCCGGAGCGCTTGACGGCTTCTTCGGCGCTGGAGGACGTCGGAACGAGGGGCCAATCGTCGTAACTGTCGAAAGCGACCCACAGGTAGCGGTTCGGGAACGCGAGGGCGTAGCGCTCGTCGATGACCGCGGCGAGGTCGGCCGGCGACAAGTTCGACGCTTCGCGCGTCCGGATCAGGATCCGGATGTGGGTCTCCGACTCGCTCTCTACGTCCGCGTGTGGGTTCCACCCTCCGTTCAGGGTGAACGATCCGCGGGATTTGGACTCACCATACTTGGAGGGTGGTCGGCGAGCCGTACGGCGATCCTCGGGCTCTTGGGAGGGTTCGAAGAAATCATCCGCCATTTTCGGGGATCTCCGGCTCGTAGCGCTGTTTCAGGCTTTGGGGTTTCATCGTGAAGGGGATGCGGTCTTCGGTGGCGCACTGGATTTCGGTCCGGGTGCCTTGGGCGGGGCAGAGGGTGCCGTCCGAGTCGAGTTGGAGGACTTGGATGCGTTCGTGGCCGGGGCCGAAGCCGGGCTTACGGCGCCAGAAGTGCCAGCTAGAGACGAAATTGGGGCTCATGTCGCGACTCCGTTCAGCGCGGGCGGTGGATCCAAGAAAGCGGCCCCGGAGAGCCACGAACTCGGATGGGGGACGAATTGGAGTTCAGTCTTGCTATCCGCGTAGTGATTGGCCCAGTCAGCGGCCCGGTCACAGATCATGTCTTCGGTCCATGTTGGATGCCTGCGAAGGGCGCTATGCCACGCGACGTTCGCGAAATGCCGCTTGACGCGCCGCGGCCAGATCTTCTCGTAGAACTCGACGAAGCGCTCGGTCTCGGCGACGCCGACGAGCGAGCGTGACGTCCGCGGCTTCTTCGGCGGCTTCGCAGATGCGGAGCTATCAGGAAAAAGAGTCGTCAGAACCTCCGGTTCGGACAAGTCTTTTGACTCTAATGCTTCTGCTTCTGCTTCTGCTTCTGCTTGGGTGGACATTCCACATTGGTCCACAGTTGTCCACGCGCGTCCACGTCCGTCATCACGTGTCATCACGTCCTGCTGACGCGTGGCTGACCGCGCGCGGGCCTTCGACTCGCGGTACTGGCGCTTGCGCGTCTCCTTGTCGCGGATCTCCCGGTATTTCATGTAGTTGACGATCTGCCAGCCCCACGAGCGGTGCTCGTCGAGCCGAACGATCCGCCGCCCGCCGGCCTCCCCGGTCCGACTCTCCGGATCCTCCGCCTCCAACACCACGATCGCCCCCCGCACCTGCTCCAAAGGGATCCCGGTCCGCGCCGCGATCGCCTGCGGCGTCAAGTCCAAGACCCCATCGTCCGTCGCGCTCGCGATCATGAAGACGAAAACCGACCACGCCGGCCAGTCCGTCGCCAACGTCCCGTCCCACAAGCTCACGAAAATCTTCCCGAACACCGAAACCTCCCTGTCAGGGTGAGTCAGAGCGGCGGCCGGGCTTGATTCCGGCTCGTGTAGTGGGCCTCCAAACAGCCGGACACTTCCAGAGCATCACCACGCGCGCCAGTCCGGGTCGCGCTGCGTGTCCTTCCACGCCGCGCCGCTCATTTCGTGGACACGTCCACACTCTACCACCACGCGAGTGCGTAGCAAGAGCAGAATTGTATAGGTCCGCCACCGTGCGGAGACCCAGCCTCGCGCGTACGCGTACATACACGCGCGCGCACGCGCGCCCGGCGAAAGACTCTACGCAGCGTAGATTCTACGCCGCGCGTACGCGCGCGCGAGCGGGACCGCGGCGTGCGCCGGTTTCCGTGCGCCGATTTTCTGCGCGGGATTGGCGCGTGGGTATTCCCTCCACGCAACGATCGAGCGGGGGCCCTCCCGCCGCCCCGCGCCACGCGCGCGTGCGTGCCCGTGCGTGGCAGCGCGTGCGCAGGCGTGCCCCTGCGCCCACGCGCGGCGCGCGAGCGTGCGTGCGGGCACGTACGGCGCGCTGCGTGCGTTTCCGCTACGTGGCGCGTGGCGAATCCCCTCGTGCACGCTGCACGCGCGTCGTGCGTCCTGCACACTCGCGCTCCCGGCGTCGTTCGTCGTTGCGTTCCGCATCGTCGTCCGTGCGGATTGCATAGTATAAGCCTGTGGATAACTCTGTAACTCGTTGCGGCACAACGCTAGCGGCACATGGCACAGTGTTAGCAATGCTCCATGGTGCCCGGTCATGGTGACCGAAGGCGGAATGAGCGGAGCGGAACGTGAAGCGCTATCAGGTTAGGACGTACCGGGCCAGCGTGACCTTGGTGCCGGTCAATTCGGGAGTTGACGCCTACGCGTGGGACGTCGTGGACGGGGACGGCAACACCCTGCACGCTGGCTGCGCGAAGACGGAAGCCGCCGCGTGGATCGAAGCGAGCGCAATGCTCGCGAACGCGGCACAGAAGGCGGTGCGCGATGACGCCTAACGCGCTGGTCTTCGCGACTCTCGCGCTCATCTGGCTGCCGGTCATCGTCCTTGCGGTTGCGATGGAAGCGCGCGGGGGGAAGTCATGAGTCAACACTATTCGGACCCTGCGCGGGAGACGGACCCGCACGCGCTGCCCGACACCGAAGTATTCCACTCCGACGAATACCCCGCAGAGGATGGCGAAACCGCTCTGGAAAGCGGCTGGTACTGGTGGCCGTGCTTTCCCGGATGCCTGCCCGATGGCGACGCCTGCGGCCCGTTCGCGACGGAGGCCGAAGCGCTCGCCGATGCGCGGGGGGACGCGTGACCGCGCGCGTCTGGGCAATCCCGCTCGCCGCGCACGGCTTCGTCTCCGTGCACGAGACCGCAAACCCGGTTCGCTGGCATCTGGAAGACTACGACACTGGCAAGCTAATCGCCCCGTGGGGGGAAGGCTTTGCCAC